CCCTGGAGATCCAAAGTTCTTACTCAAAGATACATTTACAGTGTGTCAACGAGCTAGTATAGAAATCTCTAAGGATTGTCCTTCAAACTATAAAAAAATTATAGCACAAGCATATGAAAATGGTTGGCTTAAACCTGTAGCGCATGTTTACGGAAAAGAATTAACAATGGATGCTATGCGATGAAGTTCTTTGAACCCCTGCGTGATGACCTAATGGTGCAACAACAGATCAGCAATAGCTGGGAACACATGGTGGGGGTGATCATGCTGAACCAAACTGGTCGCAAACCAGTAAAGCTGACCTTGCCCGAATTCCTTTATTGGTTTCCTACGCCGCATGCCCTACTCAAGGCCGATGAGGACTTTGTCAAAACCATACTGGCACCCCTTGGCATGATGAATGTGCGATATGAAAGATTAGTCCGAATGAGTAAAGACTACTTGACCTGGAATGGTGAAGATGCTACAATGCTGTATGGTATTGGAAAATATGGTAGTGACAGTTACGAGATATTTTTCAAACACAACTATAGTGTAGAACCCACAGACAAAGAATTGAAAAGATATTTAGAAGAGGAAATATATGACACAAGTACCTAATGTAACATTCGCATTTCGCGAAGGCGACGAAACACCAGAAGACGGTGGTTGCCCAATCGGAGGCCAATTTGTTTTTAAAACAACCGATGACTTGTTTGCCAACAAACGAGTAGTGGTATTCAGCCTGCCCGGTGCATTTACACCTACCTGCTCCACATATCAACTACCGGGATTTGAAGAGCAGTATGAAGACTTCAGGGCACAGGGTATCGATGATATCTATTGCATCTCAGTTAACGATGCATTTGTCATGAACGAATGGGCCCGTGCATTAGATATTCAAAATGTACATCCGATTCCGGACGGTGCGGGTGCGTTCACAGAAGGCATGGGCATGACAGTTGACATGAGTGCTATCGGCTTTGGCAAACGCAGTCGCCGCTACGCCGCTATCATTGATAACGGACAAGTACAGCACATGTTCATCGAGCCAGCTGCCAGTGACACTGACCCGGATCCATATGGCATGTCCAGTCCAGAATCTGTTATGAAATACCTTAAAGGATAATATGCCAAATTTAGTACCCATGGTAATCGAGCAAGAAGCTCGCGGAGAACGCAGTTATGACATCTACAGTCGACTACTCAAAGATCGTATTGTGATGTTGGATACAGAAGTGCATGAGCATAGCGCCAGCTTACTGGTAGCACAGCTACTATTTTTAGAAAGTCAAGGAAATGAGGACATTACTTTTTTCATCAATAGTCCTGGGGGTGTAGTTACTGCCGGCATGGCTATCTACGACACAATGCAATTTATCAAACCTGACGTTTGCACAGTGGTTATGGGTCAGGCTTGCAGTATGGGCTCCTTGCTCGCCACTGCTGGAGCGCCTGGCAAGCGTAAAATGCTACCAAACGCTAGACACATGATTCACCAACCTTCGGGCGGTGCCGGCGGACAAGCTACAGATATGGAAATTCAAGTAAATGAAATCATCAAGATGAAAAAGAACTTGACACAGATCTATGTTAACCACAACAGCAAGGGCAAGACGTTTGAACAGTTCCATGCAGGTATGGAACGTGATAACTTTATGAGTGCCCAAGAAGCGTTGGATTTTGGATTGATTGACGAAATTATTACCAAACGATGAAGCGACTGTTTGTTGTAGGTTGTAGCTTTACCAAGTATCATTGGCCAACTTGGGCTGACATGCTTGGCAAAGAATATGATCACTTTGAAAATTGGGGTAACAGTGGTCTAGGTAATCGTGCGATTGCAGAAAGGCTTACTGAACTAGTCGTTACCAATGAGATTACCCAAGACGACACCATTGTAGTACAGTGGACTGACTTTCACCGATTTGATATACACTCTAATAAAAATTGGGAACCAACCGGATGGAACTGTGGTGGTAGTGTATTACTTAATCCACAGTATCCCAAATCCTGGGTTGAGCATTATTGGCAAGAAGAAAGTTTTATGATGCATTCATTTAACTTTATTAAACTAGCTACTGCACTGTTAGAAACATTGCCATGTAAATGGCTGATGTTTACTATGAATGATCTAGCAGGATCAATCGATCAATTTCCAAAGCTAGAAAAATATAGATCTATATTTTCTACAGACAAGTGGTCTCCTCCGTTAAACAATTTCTTCATTAATCGATATCCTAAGTTTACTTGTAAAAACGAAGAGTGGGAATCGCAAACTGGCAAGATAGTTGATTATGTTGATCCGCATCCTACTCCAGAGGCGCACTATAATTATATGCGCACTTATCTAGCACCAAAACTAGATATTATTCCAGATGCCGACTGGGCAGGAGTCGCTCAGGATCTCCTAAAAAACACAGTATTCCATTCACATCTAAGAAGCAAGTATTCTAAAAACTTAGATTGGGTACCGGACAAATACTGGATTAGAGGCATTTAATCCACCATAAAGTATGTAGATAATTGGACACCCTAGTATACTATAAATAGTTACATCTAGGAGTGTGTCATGGCCCAACTGCCGTACGATTGGTCGGAATTAACCCGCAGTAATCTCTACTCTATGTTCTACTCGCTTAACGGTGAAATAGTGGGCAAAGAACTATCTCCTAGTCAAATCCAAAAACGCATTATTAGACATGTTAAAGCACACATGCCGCTTAAACTTAAAAAATGCCTATATGCGCCCACTACTCCTGGTTTTGTTTTTATGGGTGGGGTATATTATAGCGAGTTGGATCGAAAAAAATTGCCTGCTATAGAAGTCAATTTTAATTACAATCCTGCTGACAAGAAACTTAAACTTACCCAACATCGATTTAAGCGCATGGCTGTGAGATTTGCCGATGTTGTGCTACATGAAATTGTACATCAACGTCAATTTCGAGCTAGAAATTTTAAAAATATCCCAGGTTATCAAAGTACAGCAGAATACGCTAAAGATCGTAAAAAGCAAGAATACTACGGCGACAGGGATGAAATGGGTGCTCACGCATTTAATTGTGCGTGTGAGCTAGTTGATAGATTCGGGTACGATCCTACCGCTGTTGCTCATTACTTAGATTCTAATCAATGTCGCAGACATAAAAACTCCACTTGGAATGATTACTTAAAAGTTTTTGAGTGGAATCACAACCATCCAATCATACGCAGAATGAGAAATTTAATCCTGCGTAATTTGGAAAATGCCGCTAACGGTAAACCATTTAAGACCACAAACCACTTGACATACTGATAATTACTCTGTATAATATACACTTAAACAGTTAATTATTGGAGTCGAAATGAGCGTTTGTGCCAGTCATATTTGGGATTTGGAAAGTCACCCTTCTCGCCTAAACAAAGAAGCTATCATTGAAGCTATTGCCCAATCAGGTAATAAGGAATTCTTTGAAGGCTGTCGCTTGGCTCTTGATCCTATGATAACTTTTGGTATTAAACAAGTTCCGGAGAAAACAGATGAAGATGGCCCTGGCTTACCTTGGGATAGTTTTACTCTCGCTCTTACTGGCTTTGTCACTCGCAATATCACCGGCAATACAGCACGTGATATGATTCAGGCCATGATGAAGTCAGCTACCAAAAAAGAATGGAATGGGTGGTATCGTCGTATCCTTATCAAAGACTTGCGCTGTGGTACCAGCGAAAAAACAATCAACAAAGTAGTGGAGAAGAAATATGCTGACTACGCTATTCCCGTATTTGGTTGTCAGCTTGCTCATGACAGTGCTAATCATGAAACTAAAGTCGCCGGCAAGAAACTTATCGAAGTCAAACTTGACGGTGTCCGTGTTATCACTATCGTTCGTGCTGATGGTCGTGTGGACATGTTCAGTCGTAACGGTAAAGAGCTTGCTAACTTTCCTCATATAGCACAACAGATTTCAAACGTGATCCAACTAAAAGGTTCTAGTAAGAGTATGGACGTTGTATTAGATGGAGAAATTATGAGCTCCAGTTTTCAGGACTTGATGAAGCAAGTACACCGCAAGGATAATGTGGAAGCAGGCGATGCTATTCTTAACCTGTTTGATGTACTGCCGTTGGAGGATTTTGAAAAAGGTATTTACGATAAAGATCAAACTACACGTAGTAGCATGGTTAAGTTTTGGGTAGAACAAAATCAAGCATTGTTGCCTAATGTAACCTATGTTGCAAATGAACTGATTGATTTGGATACTGAAGCGGGTCAAGATCGCTACAAAGAAATCAATGCCAAGGCCATTGCAGGCGGGTACGAAGGTATTATGCTGAAAGATCCCGATGCCGGTTATGAATGCAAGCGTAGTGTGGCATGGTTGAAGTTAAAGCCATTCATTGAAGTTAGTCTAGCAGTGGTCGCAGTAGAAGAAGGTACAGGTAAAAATGTAGGTAAACTTGGTGCGCTAGTATGCGAAGGAGAAGATGATGGGAAACGAATCAGAGTCAACGTTGGCAGTGGCTTTACAGATATTGATCGTGATAGTTTTTGGAGCAGCCGTGATAGTCTTAGCGGAAATATTGTTGAAGTTAGAGCAGATGCTGTAACACAGAATCAAGACGGCACATACAGTTTGCGGTTTCCCCGATTCAAAGGATTCCGTGGATTTGTAGCAGGAGAGAAAATATGACCGAAGTTAGTAGAGTAGCGGCACAGACTACAGAGATGTACCGACAACTTGATATTAAAAAGCTAGATAAACGACATGAAGAACTACGATTAGAAGAACAACGGATTCGACTAAATCTTAAAGATAACGAAGAAAAAAGAATTGAAATGAACCAACGAATGAATCGTCCGGGACAAAATGTAGATAGGATGGCATAATGACAAACCCGTTTAGAGATCAAGAAAAATTTATGAAGGCTTGCGACCAAAGTGTTGAGAGCTTTAACCAAGAACAGTTTAAATTGTATCTTAATCTAATCAAAGAAGAATATAAAGAACTTAACGAAGCTGTTAATAACCATGATCAAGTAGAAACACTCGATGCACTAGTTGATATCTTGGTAGTGACTATCGGTGCTATTCACAGCATGGGTAGTGATGCAGAAGGCGCATGGAAGGAAGTCATGCAGACTAACTTTGCCAAGATAGATCACGAAACTGGTAAGGTTCGTAAGCGTGACGATGGAAAAGTTTTGAAGCCCGTGGGTTGGGTGCCACCCAATCTTAAACAATTTATTTAAGGAGACTAATATGTTTGGTGCAAATTATGTAGGTAACGGTTTGTTAAATTATCGTTCTGCTGGTGAAATTAATGAAGCAATGGGACGTGTCTATGGACACATGAGCCTGGCAGTTGTTGTATCGATGATTGTCAGCTACTTTGTTGGTACTAGCCCAGAGTTGTTGGCATTCTTTTTTACAGGTGTGATGAAGTGGATTGTGATTTTTTCTCCGCTTGCGGCAATCTTTGGCGTTGGTTATGTGCTGGGTAACAATCCCAGCAAAAGTGTAGCACAGTTATGTTTACATGGTTTTGCGGCGTTGATGGGACTCAGCTTTGCCACAATCTTTGCTCTATTCACTATGGGGTCAATTGTGTCAGCATTTATGGGTGCGGCTATCTTGTTTGCTGTCATGAGTGGGTACGGCTACTTTACCAAACGCAGTCTAGACAGTCTTGGCAAGTTCATGCTTGTTGGATTGATCGCTATTGTGATCGCCAGCATCATCAATATCTTTATTGGTAGCTCAGTAATGCAAATGGTCATCTCAGCATTAGCCATTGTAATCTTTATGGGCTTGACTGCATACGACACACAACAGATCCGTGAGGAATTGAGTGTAGACACTAGTCCAGCCGCAGAAGTATCGGGTGCGTTGACTCTTTATATGGACTTTATCAACTTGTTTATTAACTTGTTACAATTATTTGGAGATAGAAAATAAAATGGCACAACACACCAACTACTGGAGCTGTACTCCTTTTGCAGACTGGCTTCGCGGCACTAAGAAATTGGGCGCGGGCACAGCCGAAGAATGGGACGACTGGACCACTGCGGCACAGATGAAGCATAATTTTCGTTACTGGCTAGCTGAAGAGGGTCTAGGCTATATCCAGGATTTTGTAACTTGGCCTGTTAGAAAGATTTACGATGTTAAGTACTATATTAATAATCGTTGGGTTACTCGTACTCACGCTCTTACCGCCCATCCTCGTGATATCAAGCCTGGGCATTGGTGCGATGTTGGCAATCGGTTCCTGCCATGCCTATTTAATGAGCTGGTTGATTTCGTCGAAGTTGAATCCGCATGGTCGCACATCGCCTGGGGAGATAAGGAAGCTCGCGCAAAGTATGATCCTCCCTTTTGGGCTTCTGGTTGGTTCCGTTGGCGCACTTGGCGTTGCCCTCAGGCAGGCATCGATCATCTTGACTGGGCAATGACCTTAGTTATGGATGACAGTATGGGTGTTGAACAAGACAGTCCTAACTTTGGTAAACCTACTGGTCAAGCACTTCGTGCAAAAGAAATCAAAGAGTTATACACATGGTGGACCACTGTATATCCTAATCGTCCTGATCCATACGAAGCAAGTGGTTGGACAGAGTACTGTGAACTGAGTCGTGTTCTTAACGGTGGCAAGCTAAGTTTTAGAAATGACAGGAGTCCTGAACTTGAAGAAATGAGCAATAAGTCACACAAGCTACTACAAGAAATTGAAGCGGCCTACGAAGCAGAAGATGAAGCCATGATGATCCGATTGATCAAGGCCCGTGATAGTTTATGGACTTGAGAAAATTAAAAGACGAGGTGGATACTAGTAAAATTATCGTACTCGATAATGCGTTTCCCGCATGGTTTGAAACTTACATAGATAAAATCAGCAGAGGCATACCGTGGAGTTGGATTGAAATTGATGCCATGCACAATGCTGGGAAAGAATGGGCATTGAGCTACATGGTGTTCGATATTACCAACAGAGAAGTTAATGAGTTCCACAGTATTACCAAGTTGCTGAATGATGCACTAACTATTGATGTAATACCCAAAGCACTGCCAGACTTAGAAGTGGTTAGACTTGCACGGGTGCGGTTCAATGGAACATTGCGTGGGTTTGATCTTAATCCTCATATTGATTATCCAGACCCAATTGCCTGGGTATTAGTTTATTATGTAAACGACAGTGACGGCGATACTGTGTTTTACGACACTGATCATACTACTGAAATATTTAGATGTCAGTATAAAAAAGGTCGAGCAGTTTTGTTTCCAGCCAATATCCATCATAAAGCAGAAGCACCTAAAAACAGTCCATTAAGGATAAGCATTGGTGTACACTACATTATGAAAGATAAATGAAACAACGGATATTTGAAATAAAAGATATAACAGATACAGCTAGTAAAACATTTTGTCTTGCTAAATGGCATCATACTACTATCTACTTGCAGTCAGGTGAAACACACAGTTGTTATCACCCTGCCCCACATACTATCCCGCTGGAAGAGATTAAAAGTAATCCTAGTGCGATACATAATACCAACGAAAAAAAGACACAGCGTTTAGAAATGTTAAACGGTGAAAAACCCAGTGGATGCCAGTACTGTTGGAACATTGAAGCAATGGGCGATGATTACATCAGCGATCGCCACGAACGCAATGCCAGTATATACACAGACCATCGATTTAATGAGATACTTACGCAAGGCCCTGACTTTAATGTTAATCCAGAATACATTGAAGTAAGTTTTGGAAATGAGTGCAATTTTAAATGCGGGTACTGTCATCCAAAAGCGTCTAGTGCCTACTACAAAGAAATAAAACAACACGGCCCATACCCAGTCAAGAATCACCACTTTGGTATAGACAAACTTGTTATCTACGAAGAAGAATCGAATCCGTATGTGGATGCATGGTGGAAGTGGTGGCCAACTGTAAGTAGAACTCTAAATATTTTACGCATCACCGGCGGCGAGCCTTTATTGCAAAAATCGACATGGCGACTGCTAGAAGATTTAGATAAAAACCCGTTGCCAAACTTAGAACTAAACATTAACAGTAACCTAGGTGTTAAACCCATTTTAGTTGAACGCCTAGCAGAAAAGGTTGAAAAACTCAGAGCTGAGAAAAAGATAAAAGGATTTAAACTGTTCACTAGTTTAGATACTTGGGGCGCTCCGGCAGAATACATACGCACTGGACTAGATTTGAAATCTTGGGAATACAATTTCCATACATATATGTTAAAGACTAAAAATCCAATTACATTTATGATAACATTCAATATATTGTCAGTGACCGGATTTAAGACACTCTTGCAAAAACTGTTAGAATGGCGTAGACTATATGGGTGGTACGCACATATTAATCAGCACAGAATTAGATTTGATACTCCGTATCTTAAAGAACCTTTACAGTACGATATAAATATCTTACCTAAAGAAGAATTTATGCCATATATGCATGCTAGTTTAAATTTTATAAAAGACAATATCGGACTCACTGCTGGTACATTTTCAGAGTTGGAATATGAAAAATTTCGTAGAGTAGTCAACTATATGGAGACTACTTTTTACTCCGATAATAAATTAAGAGAAGGCCGCAAAGACTTCCATGCATGGTTCGCTGAACATGATCATAGGCGAAATACAGATTTTAAAAAAACATTTCCAGAAATGACTGGATTTTATCAAATATGCGAAAAAGAAAATGAATAATCTTACTGTTAATAAACATAACTTGGGACGAATTATTGATAGAGTTGACTCATACAATAGCATTGCTGTTAATTTCTCAGACCGCACCGCCCCAACTACTTTTAGTCCTAATGGTACTGATACTGAAAAACTTTATTTTAAAAATCTAAAGATTATGGGACCATCATGGCGATATGCTACTAAGCAAATTTCATATGCAAAAAACTCATTAGGATACCGTAGCAAAGACCTATCCGATGTTACTGATAACAATTTCTTTATGGTGTTTGGTTGCAGTTTCACGGAGGGCGAAGGATTAGCTGAAGACGAAATGTGGGCGAATATCCTTAGCGACAAATTAAATATACCTGTAATTAATCATGCCAAGGGCGGCGGAAGTGCAGAATTAGTTTATCTTAACTCTTTGTTATTTTTAAAAAACACATCTAGCATCAGACCAAAATTTGTAGTAATACAATGGCCTCAAACCTGTAGGATGATGTATAAAAATTTAGAAGCATATGGTATGCTCGGCCCTTGGCAGTTAGATGAAAGTTACGCAAACTTTCCCAAAGGTAGTCCAAATCTAACAGAATTTTATAGCTGTATGATCAAGCATAAATCAGACTCTTATAATGCTCTTATGATGTATCACTCGACTATACTATTATGGCGACTGGCCGGTATTCCGGTATACCAATGGACTTATGATACCATGTGGGAAGAACAATTAAATATCAAATTTGATGATATAATTTGGGCAAATCTATCTGCCGGCGAGATGCTACCCGAAAATATGGCACGAGATGGTCTGCATTTTGGGGAAACCTGGAATCGTAGAGTTGCAGATAGACTAGCCAAAAGTATAGAAATCAAAATCTTAAATAGATCTACAGGTTGACAACTACCTCCAACGGTGCTATAATATGTATATTGTTTAACACACAGGAGTGAAAAATGGCTAAAGTGGCAACCAAAACTAGAGTTACCAAAAAGCAGGTAACTGCTCATCGCACCAAAGCGGCTAAAGATCATAGCCCAGTTTGGGATAATGTAGAGTCTATGGACGCTTCGCAATTTTTGCGTCACTGGCATCATGCTATGGAATACTATCGCTTAGAATTCAACGGCAAAGATTTGAAGCCTGCTGTGCTTAAATGGATGGCTACTGTGGGTTGCACTAAGGAAGACATTGCCGCCTTTAAGAAAACTAAAGACAATCGTTGTAACTCAACCATGGGTGCTATTGCCAGCTGTTTACTTCGTGGGATGCCAGCAGTTCGCGCAGATTTTAATGACGGGCGAGATACTAGTGCTTGGTTGCGAGCAGAGATTGTCAAGGTTATCGCTGATGGTAAAAATGATGTTGACGAAGATGAAGCAAAGGCCGCTGAAGCAGCCAAGCCTGTAATTCCGCAACCTAGTATACAGGATCGGGTTCGTGAAGCTTCGTTCCGCATGACTGAAGAATTAGAGGATGCTATCGAAGGTTTTCAAAACGATCCAGAGTCGTTTGATCCAAAAGCATTTAAGGTTTTGAACTTGCTCAAAGGCAAAGAAGTCAAAGCCGCACATGCTCGTATTATTAAAAACCTATATGCTAGAGATCTAGCCGAGCTAGAAGAACTTGCTAGTGGTAACGGTGACGAGCAATTGAAAGAAGCATACAGCCATCGTACTAAAAAGCAAATTCGCAGTCTAATTGCGTTCTATCAAGAAATTGCAAGTGCATGTGATATGTTAGCACAAGAGGCTAAGGTTAATCGCGCTCCACGTGCTAAAAAGGCACAGCCTAAAGAAAAGATTGTTGCTAAACTCAAGTACATGAAATCTTGCGAACCTTTAAAACTTGTTAGTATTAATCCTACAGACATCATCGGTGCTAAGGAAGTATGGACTTACAACACTAAGAGCCGAAAGCTCGGACGCTATATTGCAGAAGAGTACAAAGAACTAGGTGTTAAGGGTGCAAGTATTGTTAACTTCAACGAGTCTACTAGTGTCCAGAAAACACTACGCAAGCCCGAAGAGAAACTTAAAGAGTTCAAAGCGGCAGGTAAGGTGCAGTTACGTAAGTTCTTAGACGATATCAATGCTACTGATACACGCCTAAATGGTCGTTTAAACGAAGAAATCATTATTCTTAAAGCATCTAGTTAAGCACCAGTCCGTGGATAAATACTCAAAAGAGAGTGTTTATCCATGGCTGACAATACAATTATACCAGACGGTTCTATAAGTGGAAACAAGGTTTCCGGCGGCGTAATCACGCAATTCCAAAGTACCGGCATACAAGATCTAGCTGGTCAAACTAGTCTTATTGTTTCTAACGGTATGGCTACTGTTGACACCATTAGAACAAAGAAGCTAGACGGAAACGTACAAGTTGCTGGAAACTTAACAGTTGACGGCACTATTAGTGTTTCGGAAGATACAAGATTTCTTAAAGATTTAATCATATCTGGTAATATTAGTGCAAATACAATTACCGTTGCTAACTTAATCGCAGATGTAACACAAGAAACTAGAGAGCCGTTAACATTCACAGGCATGCAAAATGCTGATTTAAATGGAAAGGGGCTTGTTTGGAAAGTTGGACCAACTGTCGTTAGTTCATTACTTTACAGAAATGGTCGACTAGCATCTACTCTAGAAATAGATTTGGGTGTAGACCAAAGCTATCACATCAGTGGCTCACCTGTACTATCGCATACGGCACTAGGTACAGGAGTTACTAGTAGTAATTTAAAAACCCTAGGTCGATTACAGTCGTTAACAGTAGACGGACTTACTGAAATTAACGGACTTACTAAATTCAATAACTCGGTTGAGATTGACGGCCCTGTTACAATTACCGGCACTCTAACTGCTCAAACAATTAAAGCTAGTCAAGTAATTACTGAATCGGGTGCGGCTTTTGAGTTAGGAAACTTTACTGCCAACACTGAACAACAATTAAACGGACAGGGCATACATTGGGTAACTGGTACTAGCGACAACATGCTAGTATATCGAAACGGTTCTAGATTGTGGACTAACAGCCATTTAGACTTAGATGTAAACTCTAGTTTTAGGATCGACAATGTACCAGTACTATCCAATGGTACTTTAGGATCCACTATTGTTAATAGTAATTTAAAAACTGTTGGAACTTTGGAAAGTTTGTCAGTATCAGGCGATACTGCCCTTGGAGAGTTTGTCTTTATTAATAGTACATACAACAGAATTGGTATTGGCACTGACGAGCCTAATGCTAGTTTCAGTATTGTTGATAACAATGTTGAAATCGGTATCGGGAGTCAGAGAACTAATGTAGCCTCTATTGGAACACACAGTAATCACGATCTCGAAATTACTACAGACAATATTGCACGTATCACTGTAAAGAATAGCGGAGAAGTAAACTTTGGTAACGCCGCTGGTCAAAATGCTGTGGTGAATATTTATGGTACATTGCATGTTAGCAATCTAGTGGCTGACACTAGAATAGACCGAACAAGTCCAATGCAATTCCAAGCAACTACAGATACTAGCATATACGGTCTAGGTTTGGTATGGTCTGGTACGGGTGCGCCAAGACAGTTGATTATGATGGCTGGCCCTGACAGGTTATACAGCAGTGAAAGTATAGATCTGCATGCTGATCAAAGCTATTACATTGGCAGCAGAGTTGCTGTCACTGCCACAGGGTTAGGATCTAGTATTGTTAATAGTAACTTAACTGCTCTTGGAACATTAAATTCATTATCAGTATCGGGACATAGTACATTTTTAGATGACATCGATGCAAGCCAGGGTAATGTTAAAGTTAAGTCACTACTACTAAATGACGGCACAAACAGTATAGATATTACTACAGCTAACATTAACTTCGGTGGAGTAGTATCAATCACTAATCAGCAGTCAAATGTACTTAGTAGTGATTCAACACAGATTGTACTAGGTGATAAATCTAACACACGTAAAACTGTTAAGGTTTTCGGAGCACTGACTGTAGGGGTTAATAATCCAGATCCAAGTTTAAGTTTTGCTGTCAACGGTGATGTTAGTATTGGCAATAAACGATTCACAAATAATACAAGTTTTCCAACAGTAGGAACTTACAATGCAGGTGATGTCTGCTGGAATACTGAGCCAAGAGCAAACAGCTATGTTGGCTGGGTATGCACAGTGTCTGGCAATCCTGGTCAATGGTTAGGGTTTGGCATGATTGCTAATCAATAAACTTGACCTAGACGCATAAAAGTGTATAATTATACTATGCGGACTTAGGCATTCATCCCGCAATATAAACTCTGCATGCCATTGCTTAATCTTAGGAGATAACAATGGCAAAATTTTACTCAACAAAACACTATGGACACAACATTGGACTAAGTGCTGTATTCCGTCAACCAAACGCAGATCACAGTCACTGTCATTTGCTACATGGTTATAGTCTAGCATTTACGTTTACCTTTGGTTGTGAAACATTAGACAATAAAAACTGGGCAGTAGACTTTGGCGGTCTTAAGTTGCTCAAGGCATGGCTGGAAGATCACTTTGATCACAAACTAGCATTGGATAAAAGTGATCCATATTTGTCAAAGTTTTTAGAATTGGAAATGTTAGGTCTAGCAGAGATTCGCATCTTTGATGGCGTAGGTGCAGAGAAGTTTGCTGAACATGCTTTTAATTTTGCTGATCAATTAATAAGAGAAAAGACTAATAATCGTTGCTATTGTGTAAGGGTAGAATGTGCAGAACATGGTGCTAACTCGGCTACATACGAAGGCTAAAAATAAAATTATGAATAGACTGGCAATTGAAACACCCAACAACGGAACTATAGACATATTCCTACCGGATGGGGATTTTATTGATATGCTTTTAATTCAAAACGGAATGGTCGGATTAAGTCCCGATATATATCTAAAAGAGTTATCAGATAGGTATTCATCTAAATTAAAAGATTTGTTAACTCCGAAGGTATTAGAATATTTTAAAAATTTTGCAGATCAAAATAAGCAAATCGTTGTTCTTGATGTTGGATGCGGAAATAGTATTTTCGACATCATTCTTTACAAATTTTTTCAATCAAAAAATATAAACAATGCTAGATTTATGCTAGTTGATGGTAACGAGGTAAATGATAATTCGAACACTATGTACTCGTTAGATCATGCACCTTACAACAATTGGGATCAGGTATATAGATGTATCAATCTTAATGGGTGTACACAATCTCATTTTATAAATGTAGATTATAAACAACCCGTGTGGAGTCAAATTCCGGTCAACTTGGTCATATCATGCGCTTCGTGGGGGTGGCATTATCCATTAAGTAAGTACGTTGACAAAGTTAATGATATGCTAGCCAATAACGGATTATTATTTCTTCACCCGATTATCGACATCGATAATCCTTTAGAATTACTGAATTCCAAATTTAAGACTATTATCAGAATGTCTTATAAAGACCATTTTGTAACAAAGGGGCATAATGGGTATGAACATCATTATTGGGAAAATATACCAGGTTGGCACAAAGATCTCTTAATCCATACAGGAATTTGGCAGAAGACTAATGGGAACTTACTTCCGTAATTTTTGGCGACTTTGGGCAAAATCATTAGGTGAAAAATCAGGCAGTACGGACGAGGAATCGGATCGAATTGCTTGCATTCGTGCTGTAATTGTGTTATCATATGTACTTACAAACATTTTTATAATCGCAAGCGTCATAAGGCATTGGTAATGAAACGTATAGGCTTCGCATGTAAATGGATCGATCATGCAGATCAAGTTAATGGCATTAATACAAAAGATGATGCTAAACAGTATAACACCGGTAGTACAACTGTCAGCTGGCTTCGACGCCAAACTAAAGAAGTGGCAGAACAAAAACTATGGGACCTAATGGTTCAGAACATCGAATCCACCCGCAAACTTGTAGAGAGAGTAGGAGATTTAGATGATAACCTTCGTATGGTACGTATTAGTAGTGATATCCTGCCTGTGTATACTCACGCTGACTGGTCTTATTTTTGGCAACGTAGCGATGTGGTTGAATATTGCGAAAAACAGTTTGGAACCGTTGGTCGAATTGCTAAGGATCGCAACGTCCGCCTTAGTTTTCATCCTGGCCAGTTTACTGTGTTGGCTAGTGATAATGAAGGTATTGTTCAGCGCAGTATAGAAGAATTTGAATATCACGCAGACATGGCACGATATATGGGCTATGGTAAATCTTTCCAAGACATTAAAATTAATGTACACATATCAGGCCGCCAAGGCCCCGAAGGCATACGCAGGGCTTACCAGCGACTATCACCTGAAGCTCGAAATACAATTACAATCGAAAACGAAGAAAACTCATGGGGGCTAGATGACTGTCTTACTATTAGCGATATCATTCCTATTGTGCTTGACGTACACCATCACTGGATACGTGAAGGGCAATACATCAGCAACACAGATAGCCGTGTTATGCGTGTCGTGGACAGTTGGCGCGGTCTGCGCCCTACTATGCATTATTCAGTATCTCGTGAAGACTATCTTGTGGATCATGACACTGATATAATCCCAAATCACTCGGCGTTACTTGAAACAGGATACAAAAAGCAAAAGCTCAGAGCACATTCAGACTTTTATTGGAATACAAAAGTTAATGAATGGGCACTGAGCTTTCTAAGCACACACGATATTATGTGTGAAAGCAAAGGCAAAAATCTTGCAAGTTTTGCCTTATACGAGCAAGCTAAACGACTTACTCTGCTTTAGGCTTTTTAGGAGCACGTGGCTTTTTTGCGGCTGGTGCTTTCTTAGCCGCAGGTGCTTTCTTAGATTTAGTAACAGGTGCGGCCATTGATGCTTCTGTCCCAGCTGGCATAATAGACTCTACCATTGCTTCTACAGCTTGAACAGCAACTGGTGCTAGTTCTGCTACCGGAGCAACTTCGACTTTATATGGAACTGGCTCTGCCACTACTGGATCTGATTTCTTAAAAAAACTTTTGATAAATTTTAACATGGTATATTATCCTCCAGAGTATTTATACTGATAAATACCATTATGTACAACTTTATTAAACACATCACGCTGAACGAGGGTAAAACCCCCAAGACGTTGGTTCATACCAAGTTGCCCTATGCAAGAGATGATTTAGAACCCAGCATGAGTGAAGAAACCATAGACTATCACTATAGTGAACTGTACGGCGGATATGTTAAGCGTTTTAATAAAGGAGAAGGGGATCCTGACTTCAACGAAGCTGGGGCTTTTTTGCATAATATATACTTTACGCAATTTCAGAAACCTACAAGATCAAACGAGCCTAGCGGGTCGTCCGGTGAATTTATCGATAAACACTTTAAAAATTTTGATAAGTTTATTGATGCCTTTGAAAAAGAAGCTATGAAAATCCAAGGTTCAGGATGGGTGTATTTGGCTCGTGACGGAAAAATTAAGACTATCAAAAATCACGAAATCAGACAGGATATTGTATTGCTGGTAGATTGGTGGGAGCATGCCTGGGCTCTAGACTACCAAGCCGATAAAAAAAGCTATCTATCTAATCAGTGGAAAATTATCAACTGGAATGTAATCAGTGCTAGAGTTGGCCTAGCGTCTTAAGACTGCTTACAGGCATGTCCCAAACATGCTTACTTTCAATCCCTTTGCTTTGAGCAAACTTTTTAGCATCACAATTACCACACACATGATAATAGTTGTTGCTTAATCGATTAGGGTCCATATTGCCCTTGTCTCGATTAAATACTTCTCCACAGCAATCACACCGTAATACCAGTACGGTTTTTTTACGACTATAGGTGTGTGTCTTACCACGATTGCTGGTGCGCACATAGTGGTTTTCTCGAAATTCAGTTCCAATATACATAACTGTATTTACATTAAGGTTATAAAATATATTGGATAAATACTCAATCGAGGGCTATCATGATCACTATTTCCGAATCAGCAAAGACAAAAATCAAAGATCTTCTATACGAAGAAGGTAACCCTAACTTATCATTACGTACCTTTGTTCAAGGTGGCGGCTGTAGCGGCTTTAGCTATGGTTTTACCTTTGATGAAATAATCAACGAAGATGATTTTGAGATCCCCCTAGACGAATTTCGAGTGCTTGTAGACGCAATGAGTATGCAGTATCTCACAGGTGCTGAAATAGATTATAAAGAAGAATTAATGGGCAGTACATTCAGCATAAAGAATCCCAACGCACAGACAACATGCGGTTGCGGTTCTAGCTTTGGAGTTTAAAATAATATGACACAACAAGTAATTGACATTGGCGTACAAGGTAATGACGGAACTGGCGATAGTATCCGTACAAGTTTCCAAAAAGTAAACAGCAACTTTAATGAGTTATACGCTATTTTTGGAGCTGGAGGAACTATCAGATTTACCAACTTGTCCGATGCACCATCTACGTATAGTGCTAACCAAGTTATCATGGCAAACACTACAGGCGGGGCATTATCTGCTAGAACTATTGTAGCTGGAACAGGTATTGGTATTACTACCTCTGATCCTACTAAACTCACAATTGCAGCCTTAAGTGCTCGACTAAACAACGACCCGCAACCATCGTTAAGTGCCAGTATCAACGCTAATCAATTTAGTATTGGTAATTTAGGAGATCCAAGCCAAGCCCTAGTTGATCAGTTTAATACTCTGTACGCTTCTCAAAATATTACTACCACTCTAGGACAGCTGGCAATTAGTAAAAATTATGCCGATAATACCTACGTGGCCACTTATAACGGCACAGTTTCAAAAGCATTAAGAGTCCGTGACGAGCCAGCTAATCCGCAAACTAGTGATAAAGACTATGACGCAACATTGTCTAGCAACTATGTAAGCACAGAAGCAATGCAACGCAAGTATACTGTTTACCGTGGCGGCGATACTATGACTGGGCCGCTTGCTCTCAACGACCATCCGTCACCAATGGCAGGATTTGGTACACCTAATGGTGCTGATGATCTACAAGCCGCAACAAAATTTTATGTTGACAATAATACTAGCTATAGCGCGACAAATCTATATGTTAAGACTAATGGTGACGATTTACAAACAAACACTCCCCCCGGTCGAGAAGGTCGTTCGTGGGCGTATGCTTATAAGACTATTGGAGCTGCCGCGCTCCAGGCCCAAAATCTTATTGCGCTATCAACTGTAGAACCTGGCCCATATCGTCAAAGAATTGCCTACACAGTTGGCCCTACTCAGACCTTTAGTACAATTCAAAGTGTCACGCTCGGCGGCGGCAATAGCGGAGTTATAGGCTATACTGATGCCGCTGATTTGTTAACAGCAAACAAATCGTTCATCCAAGCTGAAACTATTGCATACATTAACAAAAAATATGTAAACACATTTACATTTGATAAAGCTAGATGGGGCAGTATAATTTCAGATATCGTAGATGCTGTAGGATATGATACGGTATTAGGTACAACTTTTAATTCCACAACTCAAGCATCTATATTATTCAATGCTTATAACTCAGATATTGTTGAAAATAATTTAACTCAAATAATCGATGCAGTTAACTATGCTAGAGATCAAGTTTTAAATTTCTCGTATAGTACCGCTAATACTCAAACATATCTAGGTCAAGTAATTGATGCATTGTTATATGATTTGATATTTGGTTCAAATTTAAGAAGTATACAGGTTGCTTTATCATTTAGCACAGCATCTACTGGGCTAGAAACAACCCCTACGGTTGTTAATACTACTACTGTGGGTACTACTTCAATTGTAAACACCATCACTGTAGATTCAAGCGTTGGCATGCTGGTAGGAAGTCCGATTACATTTTCCGGTACTGGTTTTGGAAATATTACTATCGGAACCATTTATTTTATCCACAGTGTAGTAGACAGCACAACTATTAAAATTAGTCTAGTAGCCGGGGGCGATCCATTTGCGGTTACAACTCATGCTGGTATTATGTCTGTGAAAACAACTGGAATAAGTCAGGCAGCGGCAACACTAAACGATCTTGCAAATACCATAGTGTCAGATGCGGCATTTGCAAATTTACCATCAGCTGTTGCCAATATCAAAGCTAATACTGCATTGATAGAAAAAATTATTTCAGGTGGAAGTCTGCCTAGCGTAGTATTTGGTGCTTTACCGACAACCAATGCTAGTTCAACATTTACATTTAATCAAGCAAAATGCAGTCGAGACGTGGGAATCATTGTTAATGCTGTACTAGATGATTTGATCTTTGGAACTAATTATCGTTCTATAACTGCCGCATTTGCCTACATTAGAAGTTACAGTTCTGTAGTAACATCAAGCCAAAAGGCTCAAACCATTGCTGGTATTAATCTAGCTAGAGATGAAGTAATTGGATTAATTCCAACTAATACCGCTGCCATTGCTGCCATTACTGCCAGCATGAATGTAATCACAACTATTATTAACAATGTTAGTACTAACGGTGCACCTAGCGTAACATGGACTTATAACAATTCATCTTCTGGTGTAAACATCAGCGCCCGACAATTACAAAATAATCGTCAATTTTTAATTGATGAAACTATTGCATACATTAATGCTAACTTGAATCCAGGAACTATTTCATTATACAACGAAGGAAATTGTCGACGTGACACCGGATATATTATCGATGCTATAACCTTTGACTTGATCTATGGAGGTAATACTGCTACCATTGCGGCAGCTGATGCATACTTTACAGGAACTAACGTAAACACTATTGCTACAGAACTTGTTCCAGTTACAGCCGCATATACGCACTTAAATGCCGTAATGACTTCAGTCATTCAAGGCAATTTATACACTAGAACTACAGGCAATACTACCACACAATCAGTAAGCGCAGGAACCGGAACTGCTAATGCGGCTGCTAGTACATTAGTTAATATTGTAATTACTGTTATCAACGGTGGTGTTGCTTCAGGGCCTACTGCTATCAACCCAATATACAGCACTGGTACAACTTACGCAAGCAACGGTACATCAAGAACAACTATCTTAAATGGCCTATCAACTATACAGTCAAATGTAATTTTATTCTTGATAGAAACATATCAGTCGAACACTGGTGTACTAAGTGCTAGAGATTTGTTGCTGAACAACCTATCATTTATCCAAGCAGAGATTATTGCTTTCTTATTAGCAAACTATCCAACACTAAGCTACAGTTCTGCCACATGTAAGCGAGATGTAAAATATATTATATGGAGTTTGATCTACGACTTTATGTACGGTGGTAACAGTAACAGTGTTTACTCTGGACTTCAATATTGGATAGGCAATACTTTACAAATTGCTCAGTATGAAAAAACTGCCACCGTCGCCGCAATTAATTATATTAATACATTGTGTCAAGCGATCATTAATAATGTTTCGACTACTACTGTGTATCAATTGAGTGTATATCAGTATATCAATCAAACATTGGGCGGCTCAACAATTGTCAGCACATCAATATCAAACAACATAGCAACGATTGCCGGGATCGTTAATAGTGTAAGTACACCTAATCCAGTAGTGTACGGGCCAACGACAGCCAATGCCAGTGCTACTTTGAATACTGCTAGAACTGCAATTATTGCGAAGAAATCTGCAATCCAGTCAGCTGAGATTAGCTATATCAATTCAACATTCTCAGTAATCAATAATGTGACCGTCAGTTCTACAATTACAAGTTTGTTTGGGATTATTACTAACTTATTAACAGCTGGTATTGCCAGTAGGTCTGTTCCAACATTTATTGACCCGCCATCGATAACAGTTACAACTGCTCACGCACGTTCGGCCATATTGGCCAATATTGATTTTATTGCCGCAGATACTATTGCTTGGATTAATACCAATTACCCATCTTTAGTATATAGTAACACCACTTGCAGTAGAGATGTGAAATCTATATTAGAAGCAGTCTGTTACGATCTAACATATGGTGGTAATTCAGCAACACTGAGAGCCGCATATCAATATTGGGCCGGTGGCACTAGACAAATCGCCAGCAATGAAGTAACTGCAACAGTGGCAGCAATTACTCATGCACAGGCGGTTGCTATTCTTGTGTCGTCAAATTCAGTAGTGACTCCTGCAACTGGTAACAGTGCTGTACAGGTAAGAAACGCAGTATGGGTTGACGGTGCCGCGGCAGCCGGAGACATTAATGCATTGTTCAATTATGTTACAGATATTGTTGCTAACGATACAACCTATACCCAATCTCTTCCAGACTTAACAATTTATGCAAGTATTCCCCAGGCTGCACAAGTAATTTTAAATAACAGTAAAGATACTATAGGAAACGCAACTACTGCATACCTCGCTGTTACATATCCAGGCGGGTTTAATTATAATGAAGCAACTTGTTATCGAGATATTGGATACATCATTGATGCAATGATTATTGATATACTAACAGGCGGAACTTATCAAAGCGTCAATGCTGGTAAAAGCTATTATAAAAATGCATCAGCAAAAGCTATTGCCATTGGATCTCAGTTACGTGAAACATTAGACGGTATTGTGTTTGCTAAAAATCTCGGTATTCAGGTACTTAATAAAACCCAGCAAACACGATTCCAAGATCTAGTAAGACAACAAACAACGGTGAATGGTGTTGCAAAGTCGCCAAGTACTCCTGCAAAAACTACATTTACCACAAACATGAATACTTTAATTAGTATTATTACAAATGGATATGGTGCGGCTCCAACCCCTACATTTGGCTCGGGCTTGTATACTATTACATTTGACAACGGCGGTAACGGATTTGTAGACCAAGGTATACCAGGTGCGGTACACATTATTCCTGCCAAAATACTAGTCGGTGGAACTAGCAATGCATACGGCCAAATTGTAACATACACTCCAGGTGTAACTACTTCATATGACACTATCACAGTAAGGATGGTTCGTCCAGGATTCTTTAGAGTAGGGGAAGAAATAGACTACGGTGAAACTGTTCCGGAACAAAACATTGCTATCTGTGTTGAAAGCGGTACCTACTATGAAGATTACCCAATCAAATTATCTGCAAACGTAACAATTTCTGGTGATGACTTCCGACGTGTTATTGTACGTCCATTAGATCGTGTAAGTCAAAGCCCATGGCGCAGTGTGTTCTTTTATAGAGACAGTGTCATTGACGGCATACAGACTGGTATTATTGATTATAGTGGTACCGATTATGCTGCCACTACTGGATCAACTATTACACTCAGCGGTATAACAGGATCAATCACAGCTACACTAGGTACTGGTCAAGCACCGGCAAGTTGGCTAGGATTAGTATTCACTGACAGCACTAGCGGTACCGGAACTCCGGGTAAAGCTGTTGTTAGCACTATCAGTGGTAATGTGTTAAACTTAACAGTGATTTATCCTTTTGCTGCCGCAACAACATATGCTGTTGGCGCTTGGCATTTGTACAGTACAATTAATTACGGAAGACACTACTTAACTGATCCGTTAGATATTAATAGTACTCCGCTAAACAATAGATTAATGGATGTGTTCTTATGTAATGATGCTACTCGTGTTAGAATGATCAGCATGCAAGGACACGGCGGATTTGCCATGGTACTTGATCCAGAAGGACAAATTAAAACTAAATCACCTTATGCTCAAGAGAGCGGTAGCTTTAGTCAAAGTATCAATTACAAACGATTTGCTGGCGGTCAATTCATTGATGGATTCACTGGACGTTTGTTTGGTAAAATTACTAGGGTAGAACAAAATATTGCAGGTGTTAATGGTACACAAATTACCGTTGTTGGAAGTGTTAACAGCGGACTTGATATTCGTGCTCCACAAACTCCTTGCGCTTTCTATATACAAGGTAATCGCTTCCAAGTTAACGATGTTGTAAGTTTTAATGCGGCAACCTATACAGTGGTGCTAACAATTGATACTGGTACACCTTTCTATCCGCCTAATTTTTACAACACAACTAAATTTACAACTGCGTTGGGTGGTGTTATAGACAATATTGGTCTAGACATGGTAACTGGTTCTAACTATAAGAGTTTGTTCTCAGGTTATACATATTTGTTCCCACAGAATAGTTTAACTGTTTTAGCTACATTGTTTACAACTCAAGGTCTAGCATATGTTAATTCTAATTTAGGTAGTGTATCAACTACTGGCAAGAATTCAATTGCGGCAAGTTTGCTTACAATTACTAACATGATCAATAACGGTGTTACTACCGTGCCAGCGACTACCTTCCCAACACCGGGTGGTACTTATAACAATCCTAATGCTGTTAAGGCAAAAAATATTTTACAAGCTAACAGAATATTCTTACAACAGGAAGTGTCTGCTTGGATTGCTAGTACATATAACGTAAACACTATTCCTAATTATAACGCCCTTAAATCTCAAAGAGATACAGGATTTATTATTGATGCTATCTGTTACGATATTATGTATGGTGGTAATAGCGCCATCTATGATGTATCGCTAAGTTATTACGGCAGCGGTGTGAGTCAAATCTTAGGAGAAGAATCTTACTGCGTTGCGGCATACGGTCGATTGAATACTGTTATGCAACAGGTTGTTCAAAATCAAACTGTAAGTAAATCTGCTGGTAATCCATATACTCAAAATATAAGTTTGCCTGTGGCAACCGCAACTGAAGCAGGATTAGTAAACACCGAGATTGCAATTCTAACTGACTATGTTGCAGATGGTGATTTTGATACGCCAACTACACGTACTACCCCTGCAAGTCAATCATGGTATTCAAGTCAAACTAGATCTAGTGATTACACTACATTACAGGGATTGAAATCTACATTGTTATCTGGATCAGTTGCCTACTTAAACAGTGGTGCCGGTCTAGGTATCAATATTGAAATGGGCGGTAATAAGTCCATGTTGGCTAACGACTTTACACAAATTAACGATTTAGGTTATGGTGTATTTGCAACCAACGGTGGATTGACTGAACAAGTATCTACATTCTCATATTACTGTTACACAGGCTACTGGGCCAACAATGGCGGTCAAGTTCGAAGTATTGCTGGTTCTAACTCACACGGTGTTTATGGTTTACGTGCTACAGGATACGACGTAACAGAATTGCCCGATAGTGTAAACTTATCCTATGATATGGTTCAGGTAGCTCGTATATACAAGCAAGGTTTGTTTGTTAATGAGATGACTCCAACTTCAACTAAACAGTCTGTCACTCTATACATTACCGGATACTCATATGCTCCATACACTGCCAGCGAACTGGAAATTGATCACGGTGTACAGAGTGGCGGCATTGTTCGATATCTAATATCAACAATTGCACACACCACTGTTACTATCAATGGTAAAAACATATTATCTGTAACTCTTAGTACCGCAGGCACTGACAGTACTTCAAGCACTGGACTACAATACGCATTATATGACGGTCAAACTGTGACCTTTAGAGTATTACAAGCTATAAAATTCAATAATATTGATAACGTTAAACCTGTACGTCCAAGTACTGCGTTACAGTATGTTGACAATTTATCTGAAATTTATCGAGTAATTGCATATGGGTTAACTGAGGCAACTGGAGAAACTTTAGGTGCAAACATATCAGTGTTACAAACTGATGCTAGCTTTAGCTATTATAAATTTACAACCGATGGTAATAATATAACGCAATTGGATCCAACTGACGCTACTAAAACTCAAGGTAGTAAGGTTGGAGATAACAAAATTGCTGTGTTAGCCGTTAGTTCGGCATCAACCATTAATCAAATTAACAAAGGAACTTATGTAGTTGGCTGGGGTGGTCGTACACATAGAGTTATTAGTTATACTGCGCCACTGACTATTTCAACAGGGTTGTTTGTAAGCTATACTGTAACAGCTGGGCCAACTTATACACTAGTAGTTAACGGTCTTGCAGGTACAATTAGTCAAGGTCAAATCTTAACAAGTACTGGCAGTAGTACAGGATTCAACGGAACACAAACTGTATCAACTGTTGTTATATCTAATTCTGGTGGTGTAAATACAGCAACAATCACCTTGAGTAGCGCGGCTACAGTTAACCCTCCAACTGGCACTGTTACATTTGGTGTTACAGCCAACGGATATTTAAGTGTTGACCCTAACCCAATAAGCAACTTAGCGGCCGATGGAACTGTTATCAATTCCATGACCTATGCTAGTAGTGTACTGCAAACAGGTAGTACAACTGCTAAGATTGTAACATTTAATATTCCATACAGTCCGACGGCACAGTTACCTGCGGTCGACAGTTATATTACCATAGCAAATAACAGTAATACTAGTTATAACGGAAGCAAGCAGATTGCTGGCATTGTTAACAGCAGTCAACTAACAGTATCATCTACTTCTAGTTTATCTGTAGGCATGGTAGTATCATCTACCAGCACTGGCGCATATGTTCCTAGTGGAACTATTATCCAAAGTATTGATAGTACAACTAAATTTACAGTGGCTCCTGCTGTTTGGATTCCATCGGGCAGTATAGTAAGTTCTAGTTTAGTAGCTACCGTACAAAGTATTACAATTACCAATGGTGGTAGTGGATTTGATCCAGCAAATCCTCCAACCGTTGTGTTCTCAGGCGGTGGTGCGACAAGTCAAGCCATTGCAACAGTAACTATTGCCAACGGTAGTATCGTAGCCTATGTGTTAGTGAGTCCAGGATACGGATACACTTCTCAACCTATTATTACAGTAACACCTGCATTGGGTAGCGTATTGCTTACACCAGTGCTAACATCAACAGCTACCGTTGCTACAACAGCCAGTGCTGGTACAAATACTGTGACCATGTCATTGTTGTATCCAACCGACCCGGGAGCAAATTCAAATGTTACTGCAACTACTAATAGCACATTAAGTTCTACTGGACGGATTACAGGTACTACATTAAGTTTAACTACTGTAGCATCTGGCACTCCTGTCCTCGGTATGGTATTATCCGGATCTGGAGTAACTACTGGAACTTATATTACTGCTGTTAATAGTGCAACGTTTGTTGGAACTATTACAAGTACAACTACATTAACTATTGTATCAGGTACTGCTCCAAGTATTGGTATGGTGTTGGTGGGGACCGGTATACCTACCGGAACATATATTGCCAGTGGCACCGGCCCGTTCACACTCAGTGGTGCGGCTACTAACGGAATTAATATTGGTATTGTCGGTACCAGTTACACAGTTAGTGCAAGTCAAACTGTTTCCAGTACTAGTATTTCAGGGCTGGCAAATCTATTAACAGTTGCATCGGCTACCGGATTAAATGCTGGACAACAGATTACATTCAGTGGCTCGGCATTTGGAACTGGGACCATCTTAACGCCAGTTAACGGAGTTTCTCCAAATACATTGTACTACATTAACAAAGTAGCAGGAACATCTATCGGTATTGCTACTTCATTAGGTGGAAGCGATATAACCGTATCGTCTGGTAGTGTTAGTGTAGGAACTCTGTTGTCATTGTATTCTCCAAACTACGGATATGGTACAAGTCTTGCAGTTGATGCTAGTACTGGATTTACAAGTAAGACTATCATCGGTACTGGCCCGACTTACAGTGTGGTATTGAATTTTGCCACAACAACTGCGCCCGTTACAGGAAGCTATTATCTTGTTTCGGGTAACAACAATCCATTGTACAACGGATTCTATTTGTGCAGTGCAAGTAGCGCCACAACTATTACACTAACATATCCTCAAGATCCGGGTACATGGAGTACAGCGTTTAATACTACTGTGACTTTAGAAGTAACTAGTGGCTCTAGCAATACGCTAGGTATTGGAAGACCATTTAGTACTCTTACCAGTGCTACCCTGCGTCTAGGTAGACCAGCTGGATCAGCGGCTCAAATTACCACACGTATTAGTACTTGCCGAGCTACGGGACATGACTTCTTAGATATCGGTACTGGCGGGTATGTTACTACTAACTATCCTGTACAAATTTACGGTAATCCGGCAATACAGTCAAACGGTAGTAATCAAGTTAAAGAAGAAACAGTAGGTCGTGTGTTCTATGTGACCACAGACGAAAACGGTATATTCCGTGTAGGTCGATTCTTCAGCGTTGACCAGGGCACTGGTACTGTTACATTCTCAGCAAGTATTGCCCTTAGTAACTTGGACGGTTTAGGATTTAAACGCGGTGTTGTTGTTACTCAATTCTCAACTGATCCTACAATGACTGATAACGCACCGGACATTGTTCCGGTACAAAGTGCTACTCGTAGTTTCATTGACAACAGATTAGGTTTAGACTATGGCGGTAGTCCAGTAGCTACAACTAGTTTGATCGGCCCAGGATATCTAGCACTTAACGGCACACTAGCCATGAAGGGTAATTTAAATTTAGGTAACTTTAGTATTGGTAATTTAACAATGCCAAGTACCAGTACTAGCAAGTATGACGGGGCTAACAGAGATTATGTTGACCAAAGTTTGATTGCATTAAACTCGATATTCAAATTGCTAGATGTGGGCATTGCCGCTGGCAGGGGCCTGTATCTAAGCGGCAGTAGTATTAGCTATGTGTTAACAGTTAACAACATCAGTGGAAGTATTACTAGCGGGTTAGCAGTGTATGGTACTGGATTTGACGGTACTCAGATCGTTCAAAGTGTGAGTATCAGCGGCGCAGGTGTTGCCACAATTACTCTAGGAACATATCCGAACAGCAACCCAAGTGGAACTATATTCTTCTTAAATGCTGTGTCATCGGGATCGTTCTTAGTGTACGATGTCGGGTTGGGTAAGTGGAAAAACGTTGCGGCTCCTACAGGTGATTTATCGATCACCTACAACTCGGGCACCGGCACTATAGTTACCAACCTCAATGCCGGAGCAATTGTCAACGCCGATGTTAATGCTAGCGCGGCAATCGCGCAAAGCAAGCTGGCAATGACTGCGGCTACGACTCGAGCTAACTACACTGGAATTGCGCAAGCTGATTTAGGTATAGCTAGTTTTAACAGCTCGTCATTTAGCAGTACCAACGGTTGGATTGATTTATTAACCAGTACTAGTGCTATAACCGGTATTACCTATAGTAAAATACAACAGATGAGTGTTGGAACTGTGCTTGGTAATTTAACTGCCAGCGCCGCTAGTCCGTCAGAAGTAACACCAACACAGATTTTAAATGCTGCCGGTGGTATTAGTAATGGATCGTTTGGCGCAAGTGGTGCTATGGTCGTAGGCTATGACGGATCTAACAGTGCAAATAATTCATATACTGTAGTTGGTATTACTTCAACTCGTGGTGCTAATCAAATACTTAAAACTGGGGTTGATGGAAGTGCCGACGTTGCTAACTTAAAAGTTGGAGGCTTCACAGTACTATCAACTAGCGGAACTACTGTACAACATAGTACCCCAGGTGGTATAGTTCAAGCAACTCCATTCTACTACATGACTGCTGTTGGTACTACTGGCAGTAACACTACTATTACTACACAGGGTACTTTAAATACCAGCAACGGAACATTAGTTGCTACAACATTTACTGCTGGTGCACCTGCTACTGGTGGATCAATGGAGGGTCAGTGGTACTTGACGGCTAGTAGCCAGTTTGATTTTAGCCTAGGTATATTAAAATCAAATAACTTAACAGCTGGATCAAGTACAGCCGCTGGTACTATTGATGGTAACTGGAGTTTAACAACTGGTAGTCAACTACGCAGTACATATGCTGACTTGGCTGAGTTCTATGAAGGTGATCAAGAATATCCAGAAGGTTGGGTGTTAGTGTTTGGTGGTGACAAAGAAGTTACTTCAACTACTACATTTAACGACACTAGATTAGCAGGTGTAGTAACAACTAACCCGGCTTATGTAATGAACGAAGGACAACAGGGCATCAAGGTCTGTCTAGCACTAGCAGGTCGTATTCCGTGCCGAGTAGTTGGTCGAGTTAAGAAGGGTGATTTACTAACAACATCAGCTGTAGAGGGTTGCGCAGTCAAGTCAACTAATCCACAGATTGGCAGTATTATTGGTAAGGCTATCCAGGACAAAGACTACGATAGTGTGGGCGTAATCGAAGTTGCAGTAGGGAGATCATAATGTCTAAACAAAATATCCTAGTTGGTGCTAGTGCCAACGACAAAAGCGGTGATACACTTCGTAATGCGTTTATAAAAGTAAATGCAAACTTCACAGAACTGTATGCCTTAACTGGCGGTTCAAGTGCGGCTTTGATTGAACTGGCACAGGACTATGCGGCACCCTTGTTCACACATGCCAGTCACACCAACATCACGGTGACCTATGATGATGCCAATAACAAAATATTACTAACTGGGGCGGCGGCACAGGTACAAAGCAACTGGACTGCATCTAGTGGATTAGGAGTTATACTGAACAAACCCACATTGTTCAGTGGTTCATATACAGACTTGACCAACAAGCCCACCATACCCAGTGCTTACACATTGCCCACAGCATCCGCATCCATATTGGGTGGTATCAAAATTGGCACTGGCCTAAGTATAGATGGCAGTGGCGTTGTTACTGCCAGCAGTGGCAGTGTAAGCACATTAGTCAACGGTGCTCGCACAGTGAGCCTTGGCTCGGATGGCACAGTAACATTGCCAAATTTTGATATCATGGCTGGAGTTGGGTCAAAAATAAAATCAGCATTGGATATAAAAATACAAACTGGCGCTTATTACCTATCTAACCTTAGTGCTCTTTACAGTGATTTTTTTACCCTAGTGTTCTCAATTTCTTCAGCACCCAATTGGGCAACCGTAGTCGCTGTTGGTGACTATGTGATTAGTAGAACATGTGTAATGCAAATAACTGCTGTGGCTGCTCCTGACGCTAATATTGGGGAATGGCGTATAACTTTAAGTACTGACGACTTCACAGGTGCTAGCGATACTTTTGGCGTTTCATCTTGGAGTTTTTATAAGCCTGGGGCAACAAACAGTATCTGGACCTTTGGCAAGAATGGTAATTTAACATTCCCCAATGCCACGGTACAAACCACAGCCTGGCTTGGCAGTGTAAGCACATTAGTCAACAGCACACAAACTGTGAGCCTTAGTTCTAGTGGCGTCTTAACATTGCCGTCAGGACTCACCTTTCGGAAAAATGGCACGCCTTACTCTACTATAACCGCTGATCTTAACAAAGTGTTGCAAATTGAAACACAAACTTCTGGTGGTGTTAAACAGTGGAGTCTTGGCACAGATGGTAGCTTAACATTCCCAGACGCTTCTGTACAGACCACAGCCTGGACTGGCAGTGTGAGTAGTTTGGTCAACGGTGGCAGCACATTGAGTCTTGCTTCAACTGGTGTATTGACATTTCCCAGCAACACCATTAAATCTGCGGTAGACACTGCGCTTGCAGTTACCACTCAGGAAACAGTGGTTACCACCAGTCCGACCTATAACAATGCGCAAGCCTTCTCAAGAGACATAACAGTAAACGGCACATTTATACAGGGATGGTATCAACGCAATCCGTCACAGATTGAGTTTGCCCTGTTCGGAACCCCTGCGTTTGTGACCTATGTGACTGGACTGGCTCTGGGCACGGGTATGGGTGTGGTGTATGAAACATCCGGTGGCCAGCCTAATTTGTTTACTGGCACCATAACACAGGCGTTCACAACTCAAGGACAATACGATCCAGCACATCCAACCTGGCAGCGTGTGAGTGGTAGAGTAGACGGCACACTGCCTAACAATACGGGTATCCGTAGTGTATCTTTTTCAACCTCAAGCACAGTTCCACATAATTTTACATTTGGCACGGATGGTGCATTGACATTGCCCAACGGTGCAGTGATAAAAGACACTGCGGGTAATAGTGTGGTATTTGGTGAAGATGCCGGAACAACCTCACAAGGTGCCAATGCAGTGGCCATTGGCACACAAGCGGGTAATAGTGACCAAGGAACTGAAACAGTGGCCATTGGTGCCTTGGCTGGAATATCCGTGCAAGGTCAAGGTGCAGTGGCTGTGGGCTTTGGTGCTGGGTATAACTTACAAGGTGTAAACAGCGTGGCCATTGGTAAGCAAGCCGGCCTAGGCGGCCAAGGTGCCAATGCCATAGCAATCGGTTATAGGGCGGGAGACAACAACCAAGCGGCCAACACCATCATATTAAATGCCAGCGGTGTTATAGTCAATAGTGTTGCCGAACAACCCAACAGTTTCTATGTGGCACCAATTAGAACTGCCACAGCAACATCCAATGTGTTATATTACAACACCACAACTAAAGAAGTTACCTACGGATCCGCACCAAGTTTGGGTAATTTTGCGTTCAGTGGAGACACGCTGTCAAATACTTTATCAAATGCCATTACACTACAAGTGGGCGGTAACAATTATATTTTTGGAAGTAGTGGCCAGATAACATTACCAGATGCCAGTGTTATTGCCAGTTACAAACCTGTCACAGTGATTGCCCAAACATCAACTACAAGAACAATCATAGATCAAGCAAGTGCCGCCTACATTCTGTTTACTGAAACAGTGGACACTGCTAATGCATACGCCAATGGTGTATTCACAGCACCATATACAGGATACTATCAATTCAATGTGTCAATATATTTCTCAACATCAGTGACATTAAACTCAGGTAGCTTTTTCCTCATAGACAGCAGTGACGGTGCTAAAACAGTCACAATCATGCAGGATGCATGGTCGGGGCGATATCTACACTATTCAACTGTGGTTCAAGCCACCGCCGGGGACACCATTCATTGTTTTGTTTTAAGGAATGCTAGCGGAGCAAATATCGATCTTGCCAGCGGCTGTAGACTGACTATACACAGAGTAAGCATTAGCTAATTACGGTAAATATACTAAACGGAATAGACCATGGCAATTCAACAGATTAAATTAGGTTCATACGCGAATGACGGTACAGGCGATGATTTACGCACGGCTTTTACCAAAGCTAATGATAATTTTGTATTTTTATCAGCACAAATTGCCGGTATAAACGGACAGAACATTGGATCAGGAGCTGGGTTATTTTCAGTAGATACCAACGGCGTACTACAGTTTAAAACCATAACAGGCAGTAGCGGAGTTACTGTTACAAGTACCCCGACCACAGTTAATATCAATGCGTTAGGTGCTGTACAAAGCGACCCGGTTCCAAGATTAGGTGGTAATTTAAATTTAAATAATCACAACATAACGGGCACGGGTGACATACAAACCACAGTTTGGGGTTTTGATATACGAACATTAAATACCCAAGTACAAACATTATTAAGCGGCACTATTGGCGATCAAGGCACATTTGCCAACCCAATAGGTACATACGATTTAGGAACCTTTTAAGGTAGGAGAATAGAATGACATTACAAATAAGAAGAGGCACCAACAGTCAACGAACTGGGATTACTCCTGCAGAAGGTGAATTACTCTATACAACTGATACTAATTTATTGTATGTTGGAGGTAAGACTGGGGGCACTGGCAGTTTAGTTGCCGGGGGCATTTCTCTAGCACCTGTACAAACTGTTAACGGCCAAATAGGCAATGTTGCCCTAACTACTGACAACGTCAACGAAGGTACCTATAATACTTACTTTACAACAAATCGAACAAAAGATGCGGCTGCTGCCTTATTAACAACTGCAACAACAAAAGGCATTACAATCTCATATAATAGTGTTACTCGTACGCTAACACTGAATGTCATACCTACCGGCATAGCAGGCTCGCTGGCTTATTGGCCAGCGGCTGGAAATACTATAGCGGCATCACAAAATCTTGTCTGGGGCGAAGTCGATAATATTCTAACCAATACTGACGGTACATTCCGAATTGTTGCATCATCTAGTGGTAGAAGTGTACTGTTATCTGACACATATAATAATGACAGTCTTGGCAATTCTATTTCTATTAGACGAGGACGAGGAACAAGTATTGTACCGACGTCACTATCTTATTTTGATGATATAGGATACCTAGCGTTTTCAGGACACACCGGTAATCAATTTCAGCTTGTCGCAAATATAAGAGCAGAAGTTATAGATAATAACGTTAGTGTTGTTGCTGGTCGAGCAACAACTGTTAGACCTGTAGTTAATCCTAGAATAGCTATCACCGCGGCATTTGCATCTGGCGGAACTGCTACTTTAACTTTTGCCGCGCAACCTAGTGTTTGTTTTGTTACAGGTCAAACTATTCTAGTTGCTGGAGTTACCCCAACTGCATTCAATGGAACTTTCGTCATTACAGGAACTCCGACTACTACCCAAGTGCAGTATGCACTAGTTGGCACCCTAGGCCCTCAGACAGTCGCAGGATATATCGAAGGTAACATGCCCGGTAGCTTGACCATGAATGTTCAAGATATCAACGGTAATATAAATTCAGTATTACGAGCGACAGGTGTAGGCAGGGTGACTATTGGTCCGTTTTTTACTAACGACGGAGGTAGCGGTAGTTTAGATGTTACCGCAACTGCCGGCGGCAACAGTTCGATCTTAAGGGTAAGCAATTACTTTAGTGATAACAATCCAGCAATACTATCATTAAGAAAATACAGGGGAACTATTGCTACTCCAACAACTTTAATTTTTGGAGACATGACTGGACAGATAGCATTTAGATCATATGATGGAACTAATTTGCAGTACACTGCAAAAATTGAATCATCTGTTGACGGTACAGTAGCAGCCGGAAAGACTCCGGGAAGTTTAACATTCTATGTAACAAACAGCCTCGGTGTACTAACACTGGCTACAAAAATTGGCAATGACTCTACATTATCGCATACCGGCAACGTAGTTATCAGTGGCAACTTAACTGTACAAGGAACAAGTACAAACATTAATTCAACTACTGTTACCGTTGATGACAAAAATATTGAACTAGGCAGTGTGGCATCTCAAACAGTTAGTGCTACAGGAACTGTTGGCTCTATCAAGGGCGCACTACTACAAGGCTCAACTACTTTTACAGCTAGCGGTACTAGTGTTTCCGCAGCCGGAACTTATTCAGGTGTAAGTCAGCTATCTACCAGTGGTACAGGCATAGGTGCAACATTTAATATTACAAAAACTGGATCCGGAACCAGTTACGCTGGATTCACGACTATCACTGTAGCTACTCCGGGAAGTGGGTATGCGATCGGCGACACCATTCTTATTTCAGGTGCGGTATTAGGCGGCCTATTAGGCTCAAATAGTTTAACACTAACTGTGGCTACAGCACTAGGAAGTCCATGGGCCGCAACTATTACCGGCATGACGACCACTACTGATCTAATTGTCGGCAGTGCAATTTCTGCTACTAATGGTGCTCCGGGAAGTTTAGGTGGGTCTGGAGCTTATATTGTTGCTAGCATTATTGATGGTACAAGTTTAACTTATACGGCAACTGGCGGTACAACACCAGTTGCTGGCTCAGTTACCAATATTACAACAACAGGTGCAACTGATGTAACTGCCAACGGCGGCGGTATTACTCTCAAAGGTACCACTGATAAAACCATAGTCTGGGACAATGCCAATACCAACTGGACTGCAAGTGAACATTGGAACATTGCTTCAGGCAAGAAATATAAAATCAACAACGTTGATGTATTAACGGCCACTAGTGTGCTAAACGATGCAAGTCAAACTTCAGTTACCATTGCTGGTAGTGCTACCACAGCATTGAACATAGGTGCAAGCGGTGCACCTATCACTGGCTTTGCGGCAACTGCTACTACATCAAGTACAGCTTCTAGCCTAGGGTATCTAGGACTTCCACAAAGTGCTACCAACACTAGTGCTACATTGGCCATAGGTGATTCTGGCAAACACATTTATGTGAATACAGCAAGTCAGACTATGACTATTCCAGCAAATGGAACAGTGGCCTATCCAATAGGAACTACACTTACATTCATAGCTGGTCCAAGTGCTACCACAGTCAGTATTGCTATTACCACAGACACTATGTATCTAGCAGGTACAGGTACAACTGGTACACGCACATTGGCCGCACATGGTATGGCCACCGCAGTTAAAGTGGCAGCCACAACGTGGTACATCAACGGAACAGGACTAACATAATATGACAGGTGCAGTAGCAGTAACGCTAGCCGACGTTCAGTCATTGTACGCAACTTACAAAACAAGATTTGGATATTAAACAATGTCACTAAACATCTGGACTCAACGTTCTGGTTACAGTCTTGGATCATTCCCTGAACAAGTATCGGTTAACTTACCATTACCGTTAATACCTCCGGCGGCGTTTAACGGTGTTCCTCCACCGTCATATGACGGCACAGGTCATCACCCAACAGTACCATTAAGAAATTCTGCTGGTAGTGCATTTGCCCGATACCCAGTAAACAGCTATACAGATGGCTTACATGCCATGCGTACTGATCTAGCCAATGCTCGCACAGTTAGTAATTTAGTAGTATGGGATCAAGTAAATGAAGGTGAAACTGCTGATCCAACTGGCTATAGTGGATTTATGTACGCATGGGGTCAATTTATAACTCATGAGCTGGCTAGTGAAAGAACTGGCGGTGCTAATATTGATGTTATAGTTCCAGCAGGCGACACTAATTTAACACCGGGTAGTCACATACCGGTAACTCGTGCGCAAGTTGCACCCGGTACAGGTATCAATGGGATTGCCGCACTGCCGATCAATGACGTAACAGGGTGGATCGATGGTAGTGTAGTTTATGGTATTGCATACCCTCCCGGTGTTGCGCCTGTTAGTGGATTTACTAATCCACTATTATTACGAGAAGGCGGTTCGATCGCCACTACTGGCAAATTGTTAACATCTAGTAACGGACAATATGGTCCCATCGTTAATGGATCATTTTTGTTCGGCGATCCCCGTGGAACTGAAAATCCAGATTTAACTTCAATTCAGACACTGTTTATACGAGAACATAACTGGCATGTAGATCGACTACGTGCGGCTAATCCATCTTGGACGGGTGAACAGTTATATCAACGTGCCCGCAATATTGTTATTGCAGAAGAACAAGTCATTACTTACAAAGAATGGTTACCAAAGATTATCGGTAATAATGCGATATCTGCTTACACTGGATTTAAACCTGAAGTCGATGCAAGTATAAAAATAGAATTTGCTGCCGCGGCACTACGCTTTGGCCATAGCATAGTGTC